ACTAGAAAGAGAAAGGCTCCAGCAAAAGCTAAAGGCTAATGGCTAGAAACTACAAAGAAGAGTACAAGCACTTTCACTCTAAGCCAGATCAAAAGAAGCGTCGAGCAGGCAGAAATGCGGCTAGGCGCAAGCTTTTGAAGTCTGGCGCTGTAAAAAAGGGTGATGGCAAAGATGTCCATCATAAAGACGGCAATGCTCTTAATAATAAAAAGAAAAATCTTAAAGTGGTTTCAAAAAAGAAAAATAGAGGTTCGTTAAGAGTTAAATGACAATCTCTAGAGCGCAGCAACAAAAGCAGATATCTAGCTCTCCGGCTAGACGAAAAGCAAAAAAGCCCACTAAAAAATCGAAAAAAAGGAAGAAGTAGTATGCCAGATAAAATACTAGCAGCTCTTAGTCCGGCCTATGGTATTGCCACAGGCTCAGGGCCATACAGAGATCTTCTTGGCACTGTTGGCAGAGGAATTTACGACAGAGCCAGAGATAAAAGAGAAAGAGAAAAAGAAGCAAAAGAAAAAGCAGCAGAAATGGATAGGGTTGCTGGTAAAGTAGGCGCTTCTTCTTACAACACAACAGTTCAAAAAAAGATGATGGGTGGCGGTAGAACAAAGTCTATCGATGGTTGCGCTGTTAAAGGCAAGACAAAGCCCCCGGTATTTTAAATGGCTACTAGCGGCACATATGCTTTTAATTTAGATCTTGGCGATGCTATAGAAGAGGCTTTTGAGCGGGCTGGTCTTCAGCTTCGCGGAGGTTATGACTATAGGACTGCAAGAAGAAGTATTAACCTGTTAATGCTTGAATGGCAAAACAGAGGGTTAAATCTTTGGACAGTTCAAGAGGGAAGTCAGGCTCTTACTGCTGGCACTAGCAGATATACCTTGTCTGGTGATGTGCTTGATCTTGTTGAGGCTTTTATAAGAACTGATGCTGCTGATGTAAGCAGTCAGTTTGATCAGACGTTAAGCAGAATCTCTATAAGTCAATATGCACACCTTTCAAACAAGCTTACTCAAAGTAAGCCTCTTCAGTATTATATCGAAAAAGATCCTTCTGCTATTTCTGTAAATCTTTGGCCTTCTCCAGATGACCAAAAAACATATACTTTGATTTATTATTATATGCAGCGGGTAGAAGATGCTGGCTCTCCAGCCTCTAACAACATGGATATACCTTCAAGATTTCTTCCCTGCTTGGTTGCTGGTTTGGCTTACAAACTAAGCATTAAGTATGGGCCAGACACTAATAGAAGCACATTTTTAAAGGCTGATTACGAAGAGCAATGGACTGAAGCTGCTGATGCAGATAGAGGAAAAGCTTCTTTGTACATATCACCCGGAGGCTATGCAACGATATGACAAGTTTTGCTGCTGGTAAATATGCCTTTGGTTATTGTGATCGCACAGGTTTTAGGTATGCCAAAAAAGACTTAGTGCCTCAAATAGAAAATCAAAGGCCCACAGGGTTGTTAGTTGGCAAGGATGTTCTTGATGAAGACCAGCCTCAATTACAACTTGGCAAGATCAGAATGGATGACCCTCAAGCCTTGAGGAACCCCAGACCGGATCAGTCTTTGGATGAGAGTCGAAAGTTTTTTGCTTTTGATCCTGTTGGAGGGGGTGTTACTTCTCTTGGCAGTAGGACAGTTGGTTTAGATATAGAGGCCGAGGTTGGACAAGTTACGGTGACTACAAGCTAATGGCGTGGACATATACAACATTAAAGAACGCTATTCAAGATTACCTTGAAACAACGGAAACTACGTTTGTTAATAATCTTGGAGTTATTGTTCAACAGGCGGAAGACAGGATTCTTAAAACAATACAGCTTCCTGACTTTAGAAAGAATGTAACTGGAAGCACAACTGATGGAACGGCGTATCTTAGTATGCCTACTGATTTTTTAGCGCCTTACTCTCTTGCTGTCGATAACAGCGGCTATGAGTTCTTGTTGTTCAAGGATGTCAGTTTTATAAGAGAGGCTTATCCAGTTGGAACTACCGAAGGTATACCAAAGCATTATGCAGTTTTTGATGAAAACTCTTTTATATTAGGGCCAACGCCTAATGCTAACTTGACAGCAGAGCTTCATTATTTTTACAAGCCAGAGTCTATTACAGCAGCTAGTGACGGAACTAGTTGGTTAGGGACGAACGCTGAAAGCACACTGCTTTATGGCTGCTTGGTTGAGGCATATACGTTTCTTAAAGGAGACCCAGATATGCTGAATTTATACACAACAAGATACGAAGATGCTTTGGGTAAATTAAAGACTCTTGGCGAAGGGTACAGCACTACAGACAGTTATAGATCTGGAACGGTTAGAGTGGGAAGGCAGTAATGATTGAAGTTGGCACTAGTGGTGTAGGCAGCGTTGATGTGGTTACTACTAACAATGCAGGCTTGCCTGTTGAGCATTGGGCGCAAAGAGCGACAAACACAATTGTTTCCGTTGGGAGCAATAGCCACCCATTAATAAAAGAGCAGGCAGAGGCTTTTAAAGAGCAAGTGTTTCATTCGGTTAAGTATTACATGGATGAAGCTGTAAAAAGCGACAGAACCACTTTAATTGCTCAACTTGAGTTAAACGGTCATAAAGACATGGCTGACATTTTAAGGAGACTATAATGGCGATTACCCAAGCTGTGACGACCTCGTTTAAATCTGAGTTGTTACAAGGAATACATAACTTTCATAATGGTTCTGGTGGCGGCACTACAACCACTACGGGTACAGGCAATACATTTAAGATTGCTTTGTTTACTAGCAGTGCAACAATGTCTGCATCGACCACGGCTTACGCAACAACTAACGAGGTTTCTGCCACAGGCACAGGTTATACTGCTGGCGGTAACACGTTAACTAATGTAGATCCGACTACATCAGGAACTACAGCTCTTACAGATTTTGCTGATACTACTTGGTCTAGTAGTTCAATTACTGCAAGAGGAGCATTAATTTATAATTCATCTACTACCGCAGGGTCAGCTAACAGAGCGGTAGTTGTGTTAGATTTTGGCGCAGATAAGACATCTACAAGTGGCGACTTTACTGTTGCTTTTCCAACAGCAGATGCGAGTAACGCAATAATCAGGATTGCATAAGGTCTGATGTGGCAGATGTCAAAGTTGCATTTGATGGATGGAATTCCTCATCTCATGGATGGGGTGAGGGAACGTGGGGTAATGGGGCTGCTTTCCCAGCAAGCACAGCGTCTGTTGGATCTGTTTCAGTCAGTGCGGATGCGAATGTTACAGCAACAGGAAACTCAGCAACAGTCTCTGTCGGATCGGTATCTGTATCCGCTAGTGCGAGTGTGTCTGTATCTGGCAATGCTGCTACTGCAAGCGTTGGTTCGGTTAGTGTCACAGGTACGGCAAATGTATCGCCATCAGGTAATGCAGCTACCACGTCGGTTGGATCGGTATCGGTCTCTGCCGATGCAAACGTATCGCCAAGTGGAAACTCGTCTACAGTCGGTTTGGGATCGGTTACGGTTACTGGCACAGCAACGGTATCCCCGACAGGAAACTCTGCGACAGTATCTGTTGGCAGCGTTACGGCGATTACAAGCAATACGATTCCCGTCACTAGCACAGAGCTTGTCGCGTCTACGGCGAGCGTTAGCATCAATGGTGATGCAGTTGTTGGGGTATCGGGTAATTCGGTTACAGCATCAACAACTACACCAAATATTTGGGGCTTGGTTGACGACAGCCAAACAGCAAACTGGTCGGGCGTTAGCACAACTCAAACACCTAGCTGGTCAGCAATTGATGACAGCCAGACAACGAATTGGTCAGCGGTTGATGACAGTCAAACGCCTAATTGGACAACTATTGACGACAGTCAAACACCAGATTGGAAAGAGGTAGCATAAATGGCAACTTACGTTAATGACCTAAGATTAAAAGAAATCGCCACTGGCGACGAATCGGGAACTTGGGGAACAAGCACAAATACAAATTTGGAGCTAATCGCTGAAAAATTTGGGACGGGAAGCGAGGCTCTTTCGGACGCTAGTACAGCAACCATTACGATGGCTGACGGTGCTAGTGATGCATTTCGCTCTTTGGCCCTTACTCTGACAGGATCTCTCTCACAGGCTTGTACAGTCACGTTAGCTCCAAATACTCTTTCTAATGTGTGGGTAGTACAAAATTCTGCGGGTGATGCAGTTACCCTCACACAAGGCACAGGCGCAAATGTGGTTATACCAAATGGTGGCATCAGAATGATTGCTACGGATGGCGCTGGCTCTGGTGCAGCGGTTACAGATGTCCTAGACGTATTGGGTGGTACAAGCAATATAGGGCTTGGTAGTAATGCGATGGGTTCATCGATAACTACAGGAATAGATAATATCGCAATAGGTGCGAATGCAGGGGATGCCCTGACAAGTGGTTCTGACAACACTTTTGTCGGCGACACTGCGGGTTCAGCCACAACTACAGCCAACAATAACACAGGCATAGGCGCTAATGCGCTACTTGTAAACAGCACTGGCGGTGCAAACACGGCAGTTGGAAAGGGTGCTTTAGCGGCTAACACAACAGGCGCGTCAAATACCGCTGTGGGCGCAGAAGCGTTAGAAGCGTCATCGACGGGCGATTCAAACACTGCGGTTGGAAGACAGGCACTAGAGGCTAATACCACAGCTAGTAATAATACGGGCATAGGAAGAAGCGCATTACTCGTTAATACTACAGGCGCAGGGAACACTGCGGTGGGAGCTTTTGCCTTAGACGCAAACACTACAGCAGATAGCAATACGGGTATTGGGCATACGGCATTAACAGCTAATACCTCGGGCAATACTAACACTGCGGTAGGTGCTTTGGCTCTAAGCGCAAACACAATAGGTGACAGATCTGTAGCTGTAGGCTATAACGCTTTAAACGCCCAAAACCCTGCAACAAATGTTGATATGTTCAATATCGGGGTTGGGTATGGTTCTGGCGCGGCAATTACCGTTGGAATTCAAAACACTCTTGTTGGCGGCTTATCTGGCGATGCTTTAACAGGAGGAAATCAGAATACAGTTTTAGGATATAGAGCCTTAACTACCGATACTTTAGGCGATAAGACAGTTGCTATAGGTGACCAAGCTCTTGAGAATCAGAATTTTACTACATCAACAGATACTTACAACGTAGGTGTAGGTGCTATGGCTGGGAACCAAGTCACCACCGGACTTCAGAACACCCTCATCGGGGGCCTTGCTGGTGACGCTCTTACTGATGCTGATCATAACGTAGCGGTGGGTTACTCTGCATTGACTGCTGATACCCTTGGAAGTAAATCGGTAGCTATTGGACGCGCTGCATTATTTACCCAAAACTTTACTACAGCAACAGATGCATACAACGTCGCAGCTGGCTATAACGCAGGTCTTTCAGTTACCACGGGAGTCCAAAACACTCTCATTGGTGGTCTGGCTGGCGATGCGTTGACAACTGCTGGGAATACTATAGCAATAGGGTATGGGGCTTTATCCACCGATACAAAAGGATTTGGCTCTGTTGCAATAGGACAGCAGGCTTTAGAAAACCAAAACTTCACTACAAATACAGATACTTTTAACACAGCTGTTGGATATTTTGCTGGTAACGATATCACCACAGGACAATATAGCACTCTTGTGGGCGGTTATTCAGGCGATGCAATAACAACTGCTGATCACAATACAGCTATTGGCTATACTGCTTTGTCAACAAATACTACAGGTGCAAACAATACTGCGGTAGGGTCAGGTGCTTTGGAAGCAAACAGCACCGCAGGTTCAAACACGGCTGTTGGGTACAATGCGCTAACTGCTAATACTACAGCTCAATACAATACTGCGGTAGGCTCCCGCACTATGGACGCAAATACCACGGGGGCTTCAAACACTGGCGTTGGATATGCTGCTCTTGGAACCAATACTACTGCTGATCACAATACAGCCGTTGGTTACCACGCGATGCTAGATAATGAAGCTGCATCTGGTACTGCGATAGGTTCCCTTGCCTTGGAATCGAATACCACGGGAAGTGCAAACACTGCCTTGGGATATGGCGCTCTTAGAGCTAATACGTCAGGAGATACCAATACCGCTGTTGGATCTAATGCGCTTATAGCAAACACTAACGGGGACAACAATGTTGCTGTTGGACACGATGCCATGAAGACTTTAGACGGAGGATCTTCTAATGTAGCGGTGGGTGTTAATGCTGGCGATGCAATGACTACTGGGGGAGGCAATACCTTAGTAGGTGTTAATGCTGGAGGCGGTCTTACCACAGGGGCTGAAAATGTTGCAATAGGGCGAGGCGCGTTACAGACAGAAGATACAGTTGATGAGCTTGTTGCGGTAGGAGAGGGCGCGTTAGGTGTTAATAATGGTGGTTTAAGAAACGTAGCCATTGGCTTTGAGGCAATGGATGATAACACTACTGGCGATAACGCTACTGCGGTGGGCCACTACGCTTTATTCAACAACACGACAGCTGATAACAACACCGCAATTGGAAGAAATGCACTAAAAGTAAATACAACGGGTGCATCTAATACATCTGTTGGTGCTTCTGCTTTAGCTGCTAACACAACCGTTAATTCAAATACGGCGGTGGGTTATAACGCACTAAACGCCAATACCACAGGCACAGGCAATACAGCAGTAGGTGCGGGAACTTTGGATTTAAACACCACAGGCATATACAACACAGCATTTGGCACAGCGGCCTTAGACGCTAATGTGGCTGGCAACAAAAATACAGCCGTTGGCTATGGTTCATTGGGAAAAACAACTCAAGCATCAGATACAGATAACAGTAACACTGCTGTTGGTTATAAAGCAGGGGCAGAACTTACCAGCGGTATAGGAAATGTTTTTATTGGCTTTGGCGCTGGGGATGACTCTACTACTTGTGATCACAACACTTGCGTGGGGTATCTTGCTGGAGGGAATGCCGCTACTACGGGCGATGATAACACCTGTGTTGGTGTAAGTGCTGGGCAAAACTTAACCTCTGGTGCTAATAATTTATTGTTGGGGCATGATGCGGGAATTAGTGGAAGCCCCGGCGGCAATATTAATAATGAAAACAATGAGATTTGTTTAGGTGATGAAAATATTTCAGAAGCGCACATACAAGTGGATTGGACTGTTGCTTCCGATGAAAGAGATAAAACAGATTTTACCGATTTAGACATAGGTTTAGATTTTGTAAAAGCTCTGGCTCCTGTTACCTACAAGTGGGATAAAAGATCTAAATACATTGACAAGCATGATCCAGATGTTGACTTAAACAAAGTCACTCATGACGGAACTCACAAAGAAGATTGGTTAGATATTGGGTTTAAGGCTCAAGAAGTTGAAAAGTTAGAACTAGCTGCTGGCTATAAGATTGCAGACAAAACTAATTTAACAACAAGTCTTACTGGAGATGGAACACAGTATGGAATTCAATATTCTAAATTTGTTCCTATCTTAGTTAAAGCAATTCAAGAACTTTCGGCTGAAGTCGAAAAACTTAAAGGAGGCTAGAAATGGCAGTGAAAAAAACCTTAACAGGTGCTAAGCCCTTCAGTGAAGGCGGTAAGGTAACGCGCTGGAGTCTTACTATGAAATACGAGCAAGGCACAGAGGGTGAGGCTGATTATTATACCAGTGACAGAAACATTACTATTGATGCCGCAGAGACTGATGATGGGGTTACTGTTAACAATTTTACCCCGAAAGCAGAAAAAAGCTGGACTAAAAAAGAACTTGAAGATCTTTGCCCAATAGCTAAGTGGGATGAAATATTTGCAAGCCAATATGACTCTGTAATAACTAATCCTAAAAAAGAACCTGTAGTTAACAACGATTTTGTTATACCCAGTTAATGGAACCCCAGCACTTTAAATTTCATTCGCTGCCATCAGTTTTTATGTTGGAAGCGCAGTTATCTGAAAGCATGGTAGGTACGCTTAACGATTACCTTGACAAGCTGATGGTAGATGAAAAACGCAAAAGTCATGCGGGTACGTTAGTGGGTCAGATAGCCCACGGCCAGCAATTAACTATGGATCATCATTGTGAAGAG